GTTGGTCGCACCCGACGTGGCGTATTCGCCGCTATCGGTGGTAAGTTTGGTGCTATCAAAATCAACTTGAGCTAATCAGGTTGACAGTACAGTAGATTAGGGGCTTACGAGCCCCTTTTCTATTACTGAAACGTAGTGTGTAGTACAATTAGGATATTGAACGTGACTACGTAGACGTTCAAATAAGTTAAAGCAAGGAGAATAATAATATGACTGAAAAAGAGTTTAACGCACTTAGTCGTCCAGAGCTTAATGCAATCGCAACTGAGCGTGGTCTGGAAGCTGAAAGCTATAATAACCGTGATGCTGTACGTGCAGCCATTTTGGAAGACGGTTATGAATTAGCTCCAGAGGAAGAAACTCCTCAAGCTCCAGCAACAGAAACTAAAAAGGCAAGCAAGAGCTCGACTCCTGCTGAACAACAGCCTGGACACCCAGTACGTTTCGACGAATCTGGCAACCCAGTATACAAGTAGGGTAAATCGTGTCGTATAGAAATCTCGCTACTGCAATCATATACACTGCACCTGGAATCGATGGGGTCACTTTGACTGTCAAAGCAGGACAGGGAGCAAGATTCGATGCAGGAGATTTCTATGCGACAGCCCACCCCGATAACGCAGTCCCGAGCATTGAAAACTCAGAAATAGTATACGTATCGTCCGTTGTGGGCGATGTGTTCACTATTGAACGTGGCGTACGTGACTCGACAGCTAAGAATATTGCTGTCGGTTGGCGTATTTCACATTCGTTCTATGCGGAAGACATAGAGGCTATTGAGGCTGATGTAGCGGCACTAGAAACAGGCAAGCAACCAGTAGGTGACTATCTGACTATCACGGAAGCGATAGTATTGTACGAGCCGAAAAAGGGAGCTAACGATAACTACGTAACTGATGCCGAGAAAGTGCTCCTCGGCAATACGTCGGGAGTGAACACTGGCGACCAAGATTTGTCTTCATATGAAACCAGCACACAGCTCAATGCACGTGACACTGCTAACCGTTCACGCTTGAACCATACAGGCGAACAGGCGATTAGCACAGTCATAGGTCTACAGTCAGCCCTAGACGCCAAAGCCAGTGAAGCCTCACTCGCAACCCATACGACCGACACGAACAACCCACACGACGTTACAAAGGCTCAGGTTGGACTATCAAATGCTGACGACACGTCCGACATTGACAAGCCGATTAGCACAGCAACGCAAGTCGAACTAAATAAGAAGCTCAACAAAGCTGGCGACACGATGACTGGCGACCTCACGCTTGAGTCGAGCTATCCGTCGGACGACATTAATGGTGGCACTGATGGCACTAGTCGGCTGAACCTCTACTCGTACCAAAGAGGAAACTTCAATAGCTATGGAGAGAACATTAGACACTTCTTGATGCGAAAAGATGCAAAGAGTATGGATACTTGGTATTTCCCTAGCGGTGGCTATGACGCAAACCGTGTACCTGTTGGAACGATGAAACCTGTCGTATGGGCTGGTGCTCACTGGGAGGCTAACGACCACAACTCGAATCACAAGCACTGGTCTGTTGAAGTGCCTGACTCGACTGGAGCAATCCAGACTAGGTTTGAGATACGCTTTGGCGACCCGACAATCGATAACGCAATAGCAGGGCTCGACAAGACGTTGATTATGACGAACCTTGCCGACTTTGTTGTACGAACGTCTAATGGACAAATGCTTAGGCTTTCATCACCTGCTGGCAATCACAAGCCGATTGAGTTTAATCACGACTCTGGTGGCTCGTCGGCGAGTAGACGATGGACACTAAGGGCTAACTCAACAGCTGAAACTGGATTGAACACTGGCACAGATTTCCAGCTTGTACGATATGACGACAATGGAACATTTCTTGATTCGCCTATATTTGTACAAAGAAGCACTGGCAACGTAGGTATTGGTACAATTACAACGACGGAAAGACTCACGATTGCTGGTGGTGTGTATCTTAACGGTGCACTGAATATGGACAATTCGAATACCGATGCAATATTTACAATCACGAGTACAGCTGATACAAGCATTAACAACCGATTCAAGATACGCCACTTTGCGAAGAACAGTGCAGGATTCAGTCGTGAAGCTATGCAGATTCAGTCCAGGCTTGCCGATACGACGGCTGGCTCAGAACGCTCACAATTCGTCGTGCAAGGCTACGTAGGCGGAACGTTCCAGACGGTGTTCAATATCGATGGAGGCACTACATTCTACTATGGACGTGTCAGGCCATTTAATACCAACACAACCGACTTGGGTGCTACAACTGCTTACTGGGCGAACATCTACGCAAATCGTTATTATCTCAACTCTACCGCCTATATCGACGGAGCTACGGCAGGGACAGTTAACGTCAATGGTGCATTAGGCATTTTAGCTACTTCTGGGGCTGCTACTCATTCACTGACGCTTGGCTCTGCATCCACTGGTATAGCCCTTTATGAGACTACAGACCAGACGACAAATTACTCTCGTATGCTGACTTGGTATAACCCAAACACAAACGCATTCACGATTGCTACACAGAACGCAGGTTCGGGAGCGCAACGTACTATGCGTCTGCAAACTGCACTTGGAACAATTTTAGATATACGTGGCGACAATATATCTGGTGCGTTTGCGTTTTCTAAAACCGTAAGCCTTAACAACGGTGCTGTGGTCGGTGTGAACGGTGGTTTAGTCAACGGCTCTAGCTTAGGTATCGGTCTGTATGTCGGTACGAGCATCAACCAATCTGGCAGTGCTGGCTACACAGCTCTCTTGATTAACCCAACCGAAACAGCGACAGGTACAGGTTTGAAAACCCTGATTGATGCACAAGTCGGCGGTGTGAGTAAGTTCAAGGTGGATAATGCAGGATATGTTACTGCACCTCGAATGTACTTCAATTCAACAGCTTATTTGGACGGTGGTACGACAGGGCAACTTGCAGTTATCGGGCGACTGAACGCAAGCGATATTGGCGGCACGAACGGTACAAGAGTCCTGTCATTGAGCGGAGTAACGAGTGGCGTAAATTACCTAGATATATCTAACTCGGCAGCTGGTCTTGCTCCACTTATTCAGCCAGCAGGTACGGACGCTAATATAGACATATTGATTAAGCCAAAAGGAACTGGTGCAATTAAGATACAGTCTGGCATTAACGGATTTTCTGTCGCAAACTTCGTAGGGGCGGCAAGTGCAGTCAACTATCTTTATATCCAAAATGCAGCAACAGGAAACCGACCATTGGTTCAGGCATCAGGTACAGACACAAATATAAGCCTTGAGTTAAGAGGAAAAGGAACAGGAACAGTACTATCGCCTGGCGACTTCGAGGTGTCTGACACTACAAAGGGAGTTATTCTTAAATCGCCTGATGGAACACGCTATAGAATTACTGTAGCCAACGGTGGTACACTAAATACAGCAGTAGCATAGGAGAAAAATATGAATATTTCGCTAACAATCAAAGACAGTTTATACGCAAAAGAACTTGATGCGGTGGCTGCTATGGGCGGTTGGACTGACACAGTTCCAGACCCCGTAAACCCCGGTGTTACTATTCCAAACCCTGTTACCAAGGAACAGTTTTTCAAAAGGCAGGTCAAGCAGTGGGCGAGGAATCAAGCACTTGAACACGCCAACCGAACGGCATTAGCATCAATAGCCTTAGAGGAGGACTCATAATATGGACATCAATGAAATCAAATCAGTAGAACAAGCCAAAGCACTAGCATTTGATTGTGTACAGCGTCTTGAAATCGAGCAAAATAACTTGAGAATCTTGCATCAGAAAATCCAAGAATTGTCACAAGTTGAGCAAGAAAAACCAAAAAAGGAAAAGGTTAAGAAATGATAGGCGGTCTGCCTATCGCTAGTCACAGCATAGGTGGGAGTCTACTTTCTAATGTCTTCAAAAGGCTAGGCTACTTCGGTAGAGGAGCAGCCTCACGCTTCGTCAGGTCGAGTAAGAACATAGCATCATACGCTTCGAGTAGGACTAGGAGATAATTATGGAAGATTCAATTAAAGTAGTAAGACGTGCAATAGGCGATAGAGAAAAAGCAGACGAGAATCTGCTTGTTGCGAACGCTAGTATTGAGGATTTTCAATTACGACATCAGAACGTATGGAACGTCAGGGTATACTTTAACGGTGTTATGCAGGAGGCTGGATTTACGGTTAACGAGGAGGCTGGCGTATTAGTATTTGTCACACCACCAGCAGACGGTGTTGAAATCCGTGTTACGTATAGCTATGCGGCTCTCAGCGACGCCGAACTGACTGACCTGATAAATAACTACGGTGAAGATGCGGCAATCATCACGGCTCTGGAAGCTATCCTTGCTGATGTGTCCAAGCAACGTGACTATAAGGAAGCTGACTCTGAGGTTAAAAACTCTCAGGTGTTCGAGCAAGTCCGTAAGCTTCTTGATTATCATACGAAGAAAATGTATGAAAACAACCTAGCAAAGAATGGTGGCGTTAGTAAGGGTCGTCGAATCAACGACCAGTATAAAAACGGTAAGACTACTCCGCACGACCTATCGAGGTTGATGTAATGAGCCTATCTCGGAACTTCATAGACCAGTCCGAGCAGGATAAACAGGCGGTCAACTATTTACTCGAAGATGGACAAACCATCGATATACTGCGAGCTCAGACGGCAACTGCTACAAATGCTGGCTTTGATTCCGAGTTAACTGAACACGCTATTATTGCTACTGTTCTTGGAAGAATTGACCCGAAAGGTGACAAGTTCATCGGTCTGACTGATTATATGGATTGCCAGAAGAACGACATATGGAGAAAGCTCAACGTACGTGACGAGCATAAATACTGGCGTGTTGTATCTGTTAAACCTCGAATTGGCGGTTGCCAAGTAGAACTCGAGGAGTATACGAAATGGCAAAGGTAAATGGAATCAAGCTTGATGGTATCGAGGAAGTAGTAGACCGACTAGGTGTAGTGGGTCGTGCAACTCTAGATAACGCTATTGGAGCGGCTAAAGTAACAGCCGCCAATATGGAAAACTACGCCAAGCAGAACCGTGAATGGACTGACCGAACTGGTAACGCACGTCGTTCAATTACTGGCTCGTCTGAATCGAAGACAGGGGCGGTTGTAGTTTATCTGGCAATTGGTGTCGACTATGGACCACCGCTTGAATTGGGCTTTGGTGGACGCTACGCCATCATTAGACCTACAATAGACGTGTACCGTAGCAAATATCTGGAAGAATATAAAGGAATCTTAGGAGATTAGCCAATGTTGACTCACGAAAACGTATTAGAAATAGTGAAAGTGCTCAAGGACGACCCTGTTTTGGTTGCTATGCTTGCCGAGAATCCACCGTATTATCAGCCTGACGCTCCAAAGGCTAAAGCCAACTCGATTGTACCGACAGATTTCATTCCTGAGCTCAAGAATATGCCAGCAATAGGCGTAAGGGCTGGTGTTACCACGAGGCGAGGGGTTAGTATGATTGATGCTATTATACTTGTGAGATGCTACAATAATATGGACAAGGCGTTTGTTGACATCAATAAGGTCTTGAGCAGAGTCGAAACGCTCGTGAACGGTAAACTTTTTGAGCTAACAGGTATGGTGAACATAGCCACCACATTTGAAACAATTAGCCAAGAATCGGTTGACGATGCATATCAACTGAGATTCCGTGAAGCGGCATTTCGACTACAGTTAATCTAACATCGAGGAGAAATGAATTATGGCTAATATAGCTTTAGGTGCTGGCGTTCGCCACGCTGAAATCACAGACTCGACTGGTGCAGTTTTCGACATTAACGCAGTTATAAATGTTGAGGGTTCATTAGAAATCGAGTCTACCGAAATTAAAGGTGATGACGAAGTAAAGGTTACGTTTTTCAGTAGCCAAAAAGCTTCGCTTACCGTTGAGGCTAACGCTTGGTCGTTGCCAGTCCTTGCGGCTGTCACAGGCGAAGACGTAGTAACAATAGCGGCTGGTGCAGGAGTAGACGGTTCTAATGAAATCGCTCTCGGTACAAGTGCGTCCACGAATCCACCATTTGTTCAGCTCAAGTCACAGACTCGTGCAAAAGCATCTGATGGTACTGTCGTAACTATTGAGGTCACATTCCACAAGGTTCAGTTGATGGTTGAAAACCTGACACAAGCCCTTGAAAGCGAGTTCCCACAGCCTCTTGCTGGTACAGCTTACAAAACTGCTACCGACATTGAGGGTGGTGCTCTTGCATCAAGCCGAATCGCAACAGTGCGAATCGTCGACGCAGATACGACTCCAGCAGTTTAGTTAATAGTTAAGATGTAAAGGAATCAGCATTATGAACGAAGAAAACGCTCAGAACACAGAACAAACTCAGAACGCAGGGGTAGGTGGAAATCCTGCTCCTGCTCCTGAGATTCAGCAACCGAAGCCAACTGGTGCTTCGTATTTCCGTCAACGTACGGAAAAAGACAGACAAGGTGAGCCAGTGCAAATTGGTGAAGTGACGTTCCTAGTAGGTCGTCCTAGCCTTGCTTCATTAACAGATAAGAAAATCATTCCGAGTGAATTGGCTGCTGCCGCAACAAACGTCCAGCAAAAAATGTCCAAAGGATTACCGATTAGCCCGAAAGAGTACGAGGGTTATAGTAGGTTCGAGCAACTGATGGTAATGAACTCAGTCCGTAGTCCGAAGATTGTGGAACGTGACGCTGATTACGATAGTGGTCAGATTAGCATAAGCGACCTGTCTGATACTGAAACGACAGAACTGATGATGTTCATTCAAGGGGGTCTTGAAGCTCTCCGCTCCTTTCGTGTCCAGCGACAAAGGGCGATTGCTCGACTTGGTAGCGACACGGTATCCAGGGACGAAGCCTAGTGACTTTATGCCAAGCCTCTCAGACTATGATGCTTGGCAACTAGACTCGTCATTAGCGTTCAGGTACGACGCTATCGAGCGTGAAGACCAAGACGAGAAGATTCATATACTCATTCAGCACATTAAAGCTTTGATGAAAATCAACGGTGCTAAAGGCGTAAAAATCGATAAGTTCAAGCGGTCAATTAAATCTCAGAGTGAATCCGAAGATGATGCTTTACCGCAATTGTCGGATATACTAAAGATGTCAGGAGATTAAACAATGGCTGGAGTATTTCTCGGTTCAATATACGCAAGACTCGAACTGGAAACAGGGAAGTTTAGCTCTGCTATTGGTAACGCTCAAAAAGAAATGGGCGGTATGACTGGTGCATCAAAGAAAGTCGCTACTGCATTTGCTCCGATTGGGGCGGCTGCTGGTGCGGCTTTCACCTACGCTGGTGTTCAGGCTATGAACTTTGAAACGCAGATGAGTAACATCAGTACCGTGATTAACGGTGATGCGACTCAAGCTATCGCTACTATGAGCGATGGTATTTTGGAACTGTCACGCAATATGCCTAAGTCTGCTGAGGATTTAGGTTCTTCTGCGTATGATATTTTCTCGGCTGGTATTACCGACACGTCACAGGCATTGTCTGTGCTCGATTCATCTGCACGTCTAGCGACTACAGGTCTATCGACTACAGAGGAAGCAACGGACATTATGACCTCGGCTATCAACGCTTTCGGTCTTGATGCGAATGACTCCGCAAAGATAGCAGATACGCTGTTTAAGACAGTGAACTACGGTAAAACGACTGTGGCTGAAATGTCACAAGCCTTTGGTGCATCAGCTCCGATTATTGCGGCTGCTGGAGTATCGCTTGAGGAGTTCTCAGCGGCTACTGCGGCTCTGACGACCACTGGTATGCCAGCGGCTCAGGCTCAAAACTCACTACGACAAGCAGTGGTATCGCTCAGTAAGCCAACGGCTGATATGGCTGAATTGCTCAAAGCGGCTGGATATGAATCAGGACAAGCGGCTCTCGAACAAGATGGACTCGTCAAGGTTATGCAGAAAGTCGATAAAGCGGCTAATGGTAGTGCCGAGAAACTAGGTAAAGCGTGGGGTTCTGTTGAGGGACTTTCAGCGGCAACGTCATTAGTTGGACCTGTGGCTGATACGTTCACCAGTACCCTGTACGAGATGGAGGGTGGAGCGAACGCAATCAATGACGCATTTGAAAAGCAGAAAGCGACAACCGCATCGTCACTGCAACTGCTCAAGAACGAAGTAAATGCGGCTGCTATTCAGGTAGGCTCGCATCTTTTGCCATACGTAGTGAAGTTTGCTCAGTTCTTGACTGAAAAAGTTGGACCTGCAATCGTAGCGACGACCAAGTTCCTGCTCGACCATAAAGAAATACTCGTATTCATCGGGGCGTTCATCACAGCGGCTATAATCCCTGCTATGTATGCGTTTGGTAAAGCGGCAATCATTAACGGTGCGAAGATGATGATTGCATTAGGACCAATACCACTGATTATCGGTATAATTGCGGCTCTCGCATACCTCATCATCACCAACTGGGACTCAATCTCAGCGTTCTTCGTGAGCCTATGGGGTAGCGTAGTACAAGTATTCAACGGATTCGTGACTTGGGTGAGTGCGTTGTTTGCTCCTGTGATAGCTGGCATTACGACAGCGTGGAACGCCATTGTTACGTTCTTCTCGGGGCTGTGGGCTGGTGTCGTAGGAATATTCAATGGAGTCGTGTCATTTATCCAGCAATGGGGCTTGACCATAATAGCGGTCATCTTCTGGCCTTTCAGCTTGGCTCTTGGACTCATTATCGCTAACTGGAGTACGATAACCGCTTTCTTTACTGGAGTGTGGAACGGAATCACGGCAGTATTCAGTGTTGTTGCCGAATGGTTCAGCGGTGTATTCCAAGCGGCTTGGAATGGCATCGTAGCTATATGGGACTTCGTAGTTGCGTACTATACAGGCATCTGGAACGGCATTGTGACCATATTCTCGCCTGTTGTGAGCTGGTTTAGCGATATGTTCGGACTTGCGTGGCAAGGCATCGTAGCTATCTGGAACTTTGCAGTAAGTTACTATACTGGCGTATGGAATGGCATCGTAGCGGTCTTCTCGGTGGTGGCTGGCTGGTTTGGTGGTATATTCAGCGATGCGTGGAATCGAATCACTGGAGTATTTGCGGCTGTTGGTGGCTTCTTTAGGGGAGTATGGGACACGATTGTAGGAATCTTTGGAAGTATCGGTACAGCAGTAGGTGACGCTATCGGTAGTGCGTTTAAGTCAGTGGTCAACGGAATCATCAGTGGTGCTGTGAGCATCATTAACGGATTCATCGATACGATTAACGGTGCTATCGGCATTATAAATAACATTCCAGGCGTGAGCATACCTGAAATTGGTCGGCTAGGAGTCCCTGCCCTTGCGTCAGGTGGTATTGCGACAAAAGCAACTCTGGCTATGATTGGTGAGGGTAGCGAATCTGAGGCTATCCTGCCATTGAGCAAGCTTGGTAAACTTATGCGTAGTGAACTACCGAATGGTCGTACTGGTCTTGGTATCGGTAGCGATGTCAGCGGTCTTGAGGGTGAAACGACAGCAAGTGGTGATACGTTCTATATCGACCGAGTAGAATTGCCAAATGTACAGAATCCTGACGACTTCGGACGTGAGTTCAAATTAAAGTTTGCTTCAATGAGGGGAGTTTAGGTTATGGCGACAAGTGGTTCGTTTGATACTAGCGATGCAGGAAATATGGGCGGTTCGCCAGACCGTATGCACTTTGAGTGGGGGTTGGCAAGTCAGAATCAGGGCGGTAACTATTCAACGATTAACTGGAACATACGAGGCTGGGGAGGTCTGAACGGCTACTGGACTCAAAACTATCAAGCAATCGTAGATATTCACGGACAACGAGTTCAAACGACTGGTTCGTTCCAGATGTACCAGAACAGCATCTTTGGTAGTGGCTCGTTGAATATCGGACACGATGGAGCTGGAAATGCATCATTCGGTGCTTCTGCGTCAGGACGTATTTACTATAACACCGTAAACTCATCAGGCTCAGGCTCGTGGTCATTGCCACGTATTCCGAAAGCTCCGTCAGTAGGCTCGAATAACGTATCGAACGTAAACACGACCAGTGTAGTAATGGGTGGTAACGTATCAGACGAGGGTGGCTCTGGTGTATCGTCCAGAGGTGTCGTTTATAGCTCTGCAACATCGAACCCGACTACTGGTAACTCACGTGTCAATATGGGCGGCGGCGGCGGTGGATTCAGCGGTACGATTAGCGGTCTTGCTCCGAATACGACGTATTATATGCGAGCATTTGCACAGAACGGTGTTGGCACGTCATACGGTGCTGTGCGAACAGTTACGACTTACGAATTGCCGACAATTACGACTGACTCGATTTCAAATATTGCTGGAACGTCTGTTACCGCAAATGGTACGCTCACGAACAACGGTAATCCCGACATCGTAGAAAAAGGATTTGTTTATGCGACAACTCCGAACCCGACAACCGCAAATTTGAAAGTCAGCGTATCTGGTGTAACCACTGGTGCGTTCTCGGGAAACCTGACTGGACTTACGCCATCGTCTGTTTATTACATACGAGCATTTGCACGTAACTCAGCAGGAACGGTCTACGGCTCTGAGCTATCGTTTCAGACGGTCGTGCTTTCGACATTGACCACAGAAGCACCTGCAAACGTCACGACAACGACAGTAGATATGTCAGGTGAAGTCACCAGTGATGGTGGTGGTACGGTTTCTGAGCGTGGTTTCGTATATGGAACGACTGCTAATCCGACAACCGCAAACTCGAAGTTAGTGGTAGGTTCAGGACTCGGTGAGTTCGCTGGTCAGATTACTGGTCTTACGCCAAGTGCAACGTACTACGTACGGTCGTACGGCATCAACGAGGGCGGTACTGGTTACGGTAATGAAGTAAGCTTCACGGCTGAACAGACTGCTCCGCTACAGCCTAGCAACCTGAGTCCTGCTAACGGCATTGCTACGGACGATTTGACTCCGACATTGGCTTGGCAGTATAACGCTGGCTCTGCAAACGATGACCAGTCTGCTTATCAGATAATTGTTGTGCGACAATCCGACTCAGCTCCGATGTGGGATAGCGGTAAGGTAGTGTCGACCGATAAATCTGTCGCTTATGGTGGAACTGCACTCGTTTATAACGAAGTGTACCAGTGGCAAGTACGTACGTATAATCAGGCTGACTTGGCTAGTCCGTATTCAGGAGCGGTTACGTTCAAAACGTCACAACTGCCAGTGGCTACAATTACGTACCCGACAGACACCGCTACGATAGCCTCTAACACGCCTACGGTCACGTGGACGTATTCTGACGCTGAATCGACTCCGCAGGTCAAATACAGGCTTGTGGTGCTTGCTGAGAACGGTGTGACAGTGCTTCACGATACTGGCGAAGTACTCGGCACTGCTACTAGCTATCAGATTCCTGACGCTATTCTGGATAATCTGAGCACGTATTACGTCACGATTGAGCTTTGGGACGGTGATGGATTGTCATCTGGTGTTATATCGCATCAATTCAGCATTGAGTTCCTTGCTCCTGCACAGCCGTCAATATCGACTACGGTTGCTGGCTCTGGTGTAGTGGACGTAAACGTGACGATAAATCGACCTCCGCTTGAGGGTTGGTTTGCTGACCGAGTATCTATTTTCAAGAAAACGGTTGGTGGACTTGAATGGAAAGAAATCATCGATGACTACAATCTCGAAGTATTTGTACTTGATGATGGTGAAAATCTTGCATCGTTCACGCAAACGAATGAAGCGACTGCACCTGTAGCTGGTGCTGCGAAGTACGGTGAGCAATCGCTAGGTCTTGGTGCATCTGGAGCTGGTAATGCATTTTACGTAAAGAATATCGATATTCCGAACGTAGAAAACTATGACGCACTACAGGCTTGGATAAATGTGGTCGACAATACGAAGTTCACGTCAATTGATATACGTATCGAAGTAGATAGTACGAACTATTACGAGGCGAGTATTCCGTCAGGTAACTTGGTGAATGGTACGTGGACACCGCTACACGTAGACTCTGACAACTGGACAGTAGTAGGTACTCCGCAACCTGATAAGCTGACTAGGCTTAATGTCGTGGTATCGAACACGAATGGAGCTATAACGGCTGGAAATATTTTGGTAGACCAGATTCGACTCCTGAAAACGAACTATACGTTTAAGGACTACGAAACAGCGAACGGTGAAAATTTGATGTATGGTGTTACTGCATTTGCCGTAGAGCCTGAAATTAGCACTGGTATGGTCGTTAGTACCGATACGCTCATTGCGTTCACAGAGTCACGATTCAATACCTATCTTGTTCCTCCTGGCGATGAACAACTGATGGTAGGTGCGTGGCACGATGGCTCAAATGGTGTCCAGATAGAAGACAAAACTGAAACTCAGTACTACGAACCGAAAGGTGCTAAAAAGCCTATTGTTCTGGTGAACGCAAACCAGCAGTACAAAACTGGCTCGATGGAGCTTTGGTTCTTCGATGAGAAGTTTGACGGTAACGGAATCACTGGTGTTGAAGTGCTTGAATCTATCAAGAATCGCAAGCCACTGCTTCTGCGTACTTGGTGGGGTCGTAACTACTGGGTATCGATTGATGGTCAGCTAGTGACTGGTCGAAAGCCAGGTGTGTACTGGTCAGTATCATTTGCATTTACGGAGATTCAGCATAATGAATAGGGAAGTCTATTTCAAAATTGAACGTCTGAATGGTGAGGACGTAGCTATCGAGGAGAAAACGCCTGTCTTGCTTAGTGGTAACGTCAGTGTCAGTGCTGGCGATAAGCACAGGCGTAAATGTACGTTCACATTAGCCGAGCCACTGCCTGATGCGTGGTTATTTGACCGATGGCGTTTGTACTATGGATTCAGTGTTAGTGGCGTGGTCGTATATGAATCGCTTGGCGTGTTTGTTCCGCTTGACCCGACCGAGGAAGACAAAGGGACTGGCAAGATTACGACATATAGTGGTGTCGACAAAACTCAGCTTCTTATGGACTCGATTGGTATTGCACCGACACAGTTTACGCAAGACCAGTCATTGAAAGAAGTGGTAGCTCTGCACTTGGACGCTGTTGATGAAACGCACCGAAACCTGAAAGACCTGCCGTATATGCTACCGACGAACTATACGTTTGCTGATTATCGTGATGCCGAACATACGCTCAATACGTTTGTGAGCTCTTTTGCTTGTGATTTCTATTATGACCGTAATGGTATTGCCGTATTAGAAGAAATGCCTACGCCAAAGGAACGACCGATAGCCTACACGTTCCAAGAGGGTGAAGCCTCGATACATACGGACACGAAGCGTAAGTTTCAGTCATCGCTTTATTACAATAAAGTCATCGTGGTTGGCGGTAATGCCGATACTGGTATTTTCCGTTCGATTCTATCGGACTACAGTAATGACAGTGTAGAGGTTGCCTATGACCAGCTTGTAGCGGATAGCGAAACTGTTATATTCGATGGCGGTGGATTCAAGCGAGTTGGACAAGACTTTATCGTACCCGAGGGTGTCGACAATATACGTTCGATTAAATTGCAACTCGAAAACCCATCAGCAGATACCGAATGTAAAATACGTATACTGGCGTACAGTACGTACACCGATTTTAATAATGACTTGTGGTACGACCCGACTTTGCATCGAGCATATGCCGACTTGGTAGTACCTTTTGCTACAGGCTATCTGGAGTATGATTTCGTATTTGATACGCCATTTGGTGTCGTCCCTGGCGAATCGATATTCTTTGTGGCAGTAGCCGATGCTCCTGGCGACAAGACTGGTGCGAGCTGTTATACAAAATGGAATACGACCAGTGTTGACCCGAATAGTCAGTACTATGAAATTGGCTATGGTGGTGCTGGTGGTTCATCGGCAATCGCTCCTGCTACTGGTGAATTGTACTTTGAAGCAACGACATTTACGCCTGATGAGGGTGCTCGACGTATCACTCGATATTTCAAGGACGATGCGGCAGCTTCACAAGACCAAGTGGACGCTCAGGCTGTGAAGTATCTGGACGAGGGTATCAGAATCCCGAGCACAATAAACATCGAGAATGTTCCGCTTATTGACCTCGAAGCAAAAGACATCATCGTAAAAGACGGTGTAAAATACGAAGTGTTAAGCTTCAATATTCCGCTCGACTTGAGCTTGCAGTCAATTGAGGCAGGAGTGATTCAATGAACCCAGCAGAAATAGCTCAAATTATCAGCCGTGAAATAGACCGTAGACTCGGTAGTTATATCGATAATCAATATTTGCGAGGAATCGTAGAATCGATACAGGACGTATCTCACGTCAACGTATACGTGGACGGTTCGCTTAACGTGACAGGAAACTTGCCTGTTATTAAAGGTCTAGTGCCAAAAGTAGGTGAGAAAGTCCTGATATTGAATATGGGACGCTCTGGAGCAAACTTGCTCGTTGTGGCAAGCTTAGAAACGACCGAAGCGTGGAAAACGCCATCGATGACTGGTGGCTGGTTGTCGTACGATACTGACCCAGGAGGCTGGTCTGCTCCTGGCTATTACAAGGATTATGCTGGAACTGTTCATTTGCGTGGATTGATTAGGGCTGGAACGATTGGCTCTGCGGCTTTCACGCTTCCAGCAGGTTATCGACCTACTGGTGGTGATTTGCTTATCGGTACTATTAGTAACGGTGGTGTAGGTCGTGTGAAAGTAAATACGGCAGGTGGTGTAATCCCTGAAAGCCCTAGTGTGAATACGTGGGTTGCTCTCGATGGAATCAGCTTCCGAGGGGACGTATAGGGTGGTTACGACATCTATTTTACGATATGCTATAGGCAGGGGTCGGCATTGTTTATGTCACATAACTATTAAAAGAAACCGAGTAATGAGATGGAACTAACAATGCCACAAGACTATAGAGAAAAATACTTTGATGAGAAGTTCAAAAACATCGACTCTGGCTTCGAGCGTCTTGAAAAAGTCATAGCAGAAAATACCCGACTTACCCGAGAAGTGAAAGATGAGAACGTAGAAATCGACAATAGGCTCGGTGTTCTTGAGCGTGATAAAACTGGTGAAGTTAAGAAAAAAGACCTCCCACCGTTCCTTTCTGACCCAATTGTAAGAAAAACGCTATTTATTTTATCGCTTTCGTTGTTAGCTATAGTGATAGCGGCTACACAAGTCGACGTACTGGAGTTTATTAAATGAGAAATACACAAATGGCGATTCAATTATTCTTACGTAGATATTACGATGTTATTAAATTAGTACTGTTGGTATTCATAGCAGCTATGGCTGTGTACTTTTTGGTCAATGCGACTACGACACAAACACGAAACACCAGAGAACGTATCCAGAATACTGAAAAGATTGTTCAATCGATACAAGAGGAGTCACGGTTGCAGACTGAAATTATCAACGACCAGTTCCGTGCTTTATGTATCGTCATATTCCAAACGTCAGGACAGGAGGGGCTGGAAAAGCTAGACCCACCGCTAGAAACTATCTGTAAGAACCTATCCGTAGATAATGAGCAGAATCAGGACGGTACTCGACCAACGGCTGAAAACGAAAGCAGTGCTTTTTTCCCACCAGCTACACCGCAATCATCTGAACCGCAAGCTCAGTCCGAGCAACCAGCGGCACGTCCAACACCGACACAGCCAACGCCACGCCCCCAGCCTGTAGATGAACCTGAGCCAAATCCTGAACCTGAAACGCCTCCACGAGCAGTAGTTGACCCTGTGACACGTACCATACGTGGTGTATTCGATGCAATAGGTTTGTAGTATACTGAGCATAGAAAGAAAGGAACAGCCACAATGCGAATAGCAGGAATACCGTTTTATCAAGCCAATGGAACGAACTTTAGTAGAGGTCGCACTCGACCAATTAAAAAGTTCACTGTTCACCATTCCGCAGGATATGAAGATACGCTTCGATACCTGTGGGCTGACCCGAATAGAAACGCATCGTCTACGTTTTGGGTTGGAAACCGTGCAGGGCAGATTGAGCAGTACGTTGATACCGATGACACGCCTTGGACGAACGGCAATTTTAACAGCAACAGCGAAAGCTTGACCTGTGAAGTACGTGGTGACTGGCGAGGCTTTTATGACAAAGCTACGCTCGATAACCTGTATACGCTTATCGTCAAATGTTTGCGTATCTGGCCTCATTTAGTACTTGAGTTTCATCAGGACGTGTCGACAGTGTTTACGCTCTGTCCAGCCGACTTGAAGCACAAGGGATTTGCACGAGCTGAGTTTGACCGTGCTATGCGTGATTTGTTTACGCCACCGCCAGCTCCGAAGCCGACTCCTGCACCAGTCAAGCCGATTACTTATGCTCCGATTGCTCCGAAACGTGTGAAGCTCAAGAACGCAGCTAGTTTGTGGAACTTTAATTTCAGTTCTTGGGGAACAGCTAAATCTGTCGGTGAGTATCCTGCTGGTCACTTGGTAGACGTTGTAGCGGTTGCGACCAATGGATTAGGTGGAAAGTATTATATGACTGCCTACAGCTACAATAACGGAAGCATTAGGGCGACAAACGGATTCAATATAAATGACTGTGTTGATTACGTCCCTGCTGTTACTCAGCCACCGACTGTTGAATTGAAGTGGGAAGACTTTATAAATCCACGAGATATGCGTCTGACGATTGATACGAAAGTAGTCAACCTGAATGATATGAAAGAGTTTGGTGATACGATTGCCAAGGGGACGGACATCGCACTCGTTGACAAGAAAACTGTTAAGCCAGGCGAAGTGTATGCTCGAAGCAAATGGGCGAAAGAAAACGGCAAGAACTGGGGAATTAAGCTGGAGTATTTCACGGAAGTACCTGCAACGCCAGAAGTGCCTCGTGAACCAGTACCAGAACCGCCAATTGATGTTGACCCCGATGTGCCTAGTGATTCTGATATACTGGGAAGACTAAGCATATTGGAATATTTAGTACGTAAAATAATGTCGTTCTTCGGCATAAAGGAGTAGAGATATGGAAGAAAATCGAACACCAGCATTGTTTGACAAAACAACGCCAGCAGGAAAAGGATTCCGTACGTTCTGGCAATCTGTGTTAGGTACGGTTGTAGCGTTCTTGTACGGTCTTTGGGAACTGCCTGGAGTCAGTGAATACGTCAGCAACTTTGTGGCAACGGAGGGCTTTAGCCTACTCGTTTTACTGGCGGCTACTATCGGTATTCCAGCAGGACTTATCGCCTACTTTGTCAACCGCAAATAGGGCAACACACTGGTCTATGGGGAGGGGTAACTACACAATATAGTTATCCCTCTTTTGCTATTAGCAAGACCTAAGCATTGCTCTAGCCAACTCCCCTGCTTGGCACAAGAACACGCATTTCGTTGCAGTAACACCTTGAGGGGGACTCCCCTGCCCTATGCAGGTATCACGGTTTTTTTTGGAGTAACACCTAGTTAAAGAGTATTAGTCCCCCCTGTCGAGCAGACTGTCCAAAACACGATGGGGGACTACGTTTTGGGTGTACAATCGAGGTATGGAACAAGAACAAATATCTGGTTCACAAAAATCAAAAAGGGAGCTGGAAGACTGGGTTGATAATTATTGTGATGCCTACGAAGTAGCGTTCCATTCACTAATGAACAAAATACTGGAAAGGGTACGTAATGAGTCGTCATAATCAGCATCTTGAAAGACATCATATTTTACACGAGGGAGCTCAGTGGGAGTCCCAGATAGAGTTCAAGCGGTTGCGACGTGCGTTTGGAATGATTGCTCTGTTGCACACTGACTATCATCGACCAGTGCTACACGCAGAAACGCCAGCGATACCGTTACCGCCACGCATCGTGGCTGGACGAGCTCACAAATTATACGAACCGTCAGGCGACAACGTACAAGCCATCGATAATATGATGGGTGCTATTCAGGACGCAGCATACGAAACGTCACGGCACGACATTGAACTGCAACAGGGCTTGCTCTGTGTACAGGGTCTTGAGCTGGTACGACCTTATATTAAAGAGGGTCTGGATTTCCACAGGAAGTAAAAAACAAACTCGAATAAACTTGCATAAACTCGAACAACGGGCTATACTTAAAGTACTATCAAATAAAGCAAAGGAGTCACTAAAATGACTGATGAAGCTCAAAGGAATAAACTGGAAGTTAAGCAAATTAACGCACAGTATAGCAACGGTGAGCTCAGTTACGACGAAGCCGTAGAAAAGCTCGAAGTAATCGCTGACCGTATCAACGTAAAAGGACGAGCAATAGCAAAGAAGTATAACAAACGCTACTCGAACTATACCGCAAAGATGCTACTCGCACACTCAGGGAGGGCTGCATAATGAAAGTTGTAATCAGCTTCAATATCGACAACCACGCATTTCAAGAAGATATGCACGGAGAAGTAAATCAAATCCTCAGTAACGCTTGTGAAAAGCTGATGTCTGGTGATTGTGACTATCACCCGATGACCCTGATGGATAGTAACGGTAACACGGTTGGCACTGTATCAATCGAGGAGGACGAATCCGATGAATAAGCCGAATACTTGGAACGAGATGATGATGTTAATTGCAAAATATGACTGGGCGGTGGAGGGATTCCCTGCACCTGCTGGTGAAAAATTAAGCCGAGAGGAGGCAACGAATATCAGAAACGGTCTAGTAAAGCTAACAAAGGAGCTGTGCAGTGAATAATTTTGATAGATGTCCAGCTTGCGGTGTAAGCGTTTGCCTCGGTGAATGTGGTATGCCGATTCAAGATGGCACGACTCACGAGGACGGTGAAATCCTGAAATGTGATGAATGTCTTGCCGAAGATAACGCCTGTCCTGGCTGTGGGGACTACCGCTACGACTCAGATGAATGTCCAAGCTGTGACGAGTTAATGAACGCAATCGTAGAAGATAGCAAGAAAAGGAGAAGCGATGAAACTGCTAACTAAAAAACTAGAAATGGAATTGTTGGTAGACCAATCCGAAGTAGCTGACCCGATAGTAAAGTGCCACTGGTTTAATCCAGTAGGTCGAGGTGACTGGTTTGGAATCCAGTTCACGGACATAAACCACGACATCGTGTTCGGTTACGTATCGCTGTTTGGCGACCACAACGACGAGCTTGGCGACTTTAGCCTAGCTGAACTTGAAAATGTAACGCTACCGATGGGTATGAAAATTGAACGTGACTTGCACTGGACACCGACACTGTTGAGTGCTGTGAAAGGTAGGTATACGGTATGAGTGCATTTATGGTCAGCGACCTGACATACGACTCTGTTGCATTGACTCTCGGACAAATGGCTACGCAACCAGCGGAAATGTACGCAGTGCTTGAAATGTTCATCGCAGACGACAAACGAAACCCGATAAATGTTGTTGATGCGTTCGTGAATAAGTTAAAAGAAATGAATATTGAAGCACTGAAACAACGCTATCCAGACCACGCTGATATGCATAATACGTTTGAGCCTATACAGCCAACGAAAGGTCGTAGATTGACCAAGGTGGAGCTGTTCAAGCAACTGACCTGCATCAGTTATCAGCTATCGGAGGGCGATGTGCCACTGACTCACGTGTATAAGCAACTGGATAAGCTCAGTGAATTGCTGGCATATCACATCGTATGTAGCTCGGACGAATATGACCGTGCTGATTGGGGGCTTTGATGAACGATAAGACAGCACCAATCGACAAAGCTTTAGTTGAAATGTTGAAGCGTAAAAAGTTCGAGTTTAATCAGGTAGATGATGGTGACATTTATATCGAAGATGATGAATCGATGTTCCAGCTATCTGTTGGTGAGCTCACTTGTATGCACAAGAATTGGGTGACAGAAACCGATGAGGTGCATCTGCCGCCACCGCAATCAGATTACGAAGTAAAATACGCTCATTGTCCCGACTGTGACGAAGACGTGACAGACGATGTAGGCTTTAATGAACCCGAGGAGGATTAGTATGGATAAATAGTAGGGTTTGACCGTATGTGTCAGAATAATCCTATGGGTGAAATAACTATCGGTAAGAATGAATACGCAAAAGTGCATCAGTGGTTGGTACGTAATTACGGTCAGTCAGATGATTGCGAAAAGTGTGGTGGTGAAAAGTCAAAAAAGTATAATTGGGCTTTGATTCACGGAAAGGAATACGAAAAGGTACGCAATAATTTTATGAAATTATGTGTAGCTTGCCACCGAGCATACGATATGACTGACGAAAAACGTGAACACTTGCGAAGAATTGCAAAAGGCAATACGAATCGAAGAAAATTGAATGATAAGCAAGTAAAAGAAATACTTGAATTGCAAACGCAGGGTATTGGCTGTAGAAAGTTAGCTAAAAAATACTCTGTCGATAAGGGAACTATACAAAATATATTTAACAGGAGGTATTACTGATGGGAAGTATCGCAGATATGATGCTCGAGGGCGACCTCTGTGAAGCCTGTGGCTCTGCTCTGGACGGTGAGGGATATGGAATCCCACGCTACTGTGATGATGAATGTGCTCGTGACCGAGGGTTCGATGGAATCCAGTCAGACGGTGCTGGTACGTATCGTGACAAGAAAAGCAAGGCTGGCAAATATAAACAAAAGCCTTGTCTGTCCATCAAAATCACGTACAACGGTCAGTCAGTCTTGGACGGTCAGAAAACCATAAAGGTATTAGATGTGTCAAAGGATAAAGCGGAAATGATTGCTCAAGCAGTCAAAGGTATCGTTGAGGAGGTACGAAATGCGTAGCAAGTTATTCAAAATAGGTGAACGTGCTGTTGGCGGCATCATCGAAGTCAAGCTCGACACCGATGAGCAGGAAGTAACTGTCCGTGCTCTGGATTGGGACACGAAAAAGCAAATCAGTCCGATGCATTGTGAAAGTACTGATGACCTCAGCTACTTGCAACGTATCTTGTGGGACTGGACGGATAGCTATCACACAGACCAGATAGTAGATTGGTTAAAAAATAACGGATTCAAGGAGGCAACGAAATGGTAATTGGAAGCATCGTAGCAAATGATTTATTGTACAAGGAACGAAAAGACGAGATTGACTGGTATCTGCCTATCAACGGCAAGGAGTTCAACAATATCAAGGTGAAGCTGTATTACGACCTCGGTGGAATGAACTACTTTAGCGGTAGTCCGAAACGACGTGGATTCTATATCAGCATACAGCCAGTCAGTAAATCTGAAACCAGTGAGAGTATGACACTGCTCGGAAAAGACTCTGGTGGCTATGTATTCGTGGAGGAAGCTAAACGCTTTAATCGGAAGCGACTGCTAGAATTAGTAAGTATTGTGCCTGAAACGGCTGAACCGTACGTAGAAGCATTTAAGCATAAATTGGAGGTACAAAATGTATAAAATCGTCCGTGATAAATCCGCAAAGATAGTTGAGCAAAAAGTATCAAAACTGCAAGATGAGGGCTATGTGCTCATTGGACCATTGCTACTTGATAAGGTAGGCAAGGACACCATTTATATTCAGCCAGTATCGACACCGATGATGATGGATATGTCCCCGATGCCACCACAGCTTGACCCGAATGACCAAGTTGAGTAGACTGTACACAACTCTGACAATCCTGTATAATGTAGAGCGAGGTAAGATATGATTGAACAGAACGGAAAACGCTGGTATAAGCCTAGTGAAATCGCCAAACGAGAGCTGATTAAAAACAGCGTCGGTAAGGGCGACTACCGTTTCGTGCTTCGCTTAATCAAAGGTGGTCAGTTGAAAGCGGAAACGTGGAATGTATCTGGCGAGAAGCCATATTTTGTAGTCAGCCAAGATGAAATCGACAGTTTCAATGAAGCTCGATTCGGTGCACGTTAAAAATTAGGCAAGAGTACGTAGTCGGCTCATTCAGGGTGCAGTTCTCGGGTATGGTGGCTGCCCCCTGCGTTGAGCCGATTACGGCTCGATAACTTAACAAGGAGGTGACAATGGCTGAACCAACAGCAGAGTCAACTGAGAACGCTACTCAGGGTAAAAAAAGCGGTGATAGTAATAAAAAAGAAGTTAAGATTCTGAGCAACAAGGATATTGCGGAAATGAAGAAACGCCAACAAGCGTCTATTCAGGAGAAGCAAGACCGTGTTGCGATGCAACGAACTGCGGCACTCGACCCGATTGCCTATGAACAGCTCAAGGTTGTGGCTCAGGACTATATGGACAGCGATGCACTGCCGTCCAGCTTCAAGAACGTAAATCAGGTGCTTCGTGTACTGCAAGCCGCCAAATCGCTCGGTGTGACGTTCGAGGACGCAATGTCTGGTATGTATTACGTGAATGGTCAGTTGAACATTTATGGAAAGCTCACGCCAACCGTGCTCAAGAACGCTGGATATTCGTGGGACTTTTACGATGAAGATGACGAGTTTACGACCTGTACGGTTAAAATATGGAAAGGTGGCTCGAAGTTTGACCCAGAAAAAGAAGCGATGCAACCAGACCCCGAAACGACAACGGAGTTCTACAAAGACACGTTCACGCTGGCAAACGCCAAAGCATCAGGCTACGGCAACGGTGTAGGATTCAAGGACGGCAAGAACCGACAACGTAAATTACGCTACGAAGCTCTGAGTCTTTTGATTCATACTCGACTACCGCACGTCTTAAATGGTGTGGCTGGTATCGCTGAGGTATCTGAACGCTATCAGGAGGAGTTTGACCAGTCGAACCAAGCTCAGTACAAAAAAGTGGATAAGCAATCGATTCAAGACCGTATGGAACGTGCTGACGTAATTGATGTGGACGATGACGATGCAAACTTCAAGCCTCGACCAGTACAGCCTGTACAGGAGCAGGGTTGATGAATGGCTATATAATTCCATCAGACGGTAAGATTCATACGCATTTCAGTGAGCTAATGCGGTGTACTCCAGCTCAGATTCATAGCGCGTTAAATGAACGAGCTGGAATCACGAAACCGTACTCTAGCCCAGGAATGGACTTTGGTACGGCACGGCACGATGCTTGGCGTGATGAAGCATTGAAGACTGGAAAATCTGCTGAGGTGTTTAAGAAAGCATCTGCATTTTTTCAGGTAAGTGCGGAGAAAGTTGAAACGGAGTTCGCTTCGGAGATATTGCCAGGAGTCATTCTGCACAGTCGTATGGACTTGTACGGTGACAAGACGGCAGTTGACTACAAAACCACGACAATGAGCTTCACGAAAGCCCAGCAATTGTATAACCGTAGTATTCAGCTCAAGATATACGCATATCAGTTGATGCTTCACGACTTGCCAGTAGAACGCATTGTGTACCTGATTGAGCATTGGGACTACGAGCACACGAAAGTCCTCAGCTATAGCAAGGTTGAAAAGGAGTATTTGCCTCGGTACGTACAGGAAGCTCAAAGCTGGTTGCAACGTCGGGTGAAAATACTGAAACGTGGTATCGCACTCGGCATAGCAGATGGCAAGCTGGAAGATATTTACTCTAATGTCAAACTGCCTGATGTCAGTAAACTCTGACAAACTTGCACAAACTCGAATAACGAGTTAGAATAAGAATATCAATCAAATAAGGAGAAGCAAATGAGAAACAACGACTTTGAAAAGCAATTCAATCGAATAGCAAAAGTAAGCATCGGTACGATAATTTTTGGCTGGGTAATTTCACTAGCATTTCTTGGATTCATTGTATGGGTCATTTACAAATTAGTAACGCACTTCTTATAAGAAGTAGAAAAGGAATCAGCTAAATGCCAACTATCGAACAACCTACAGCAAAAAATATCTCGGCTATGAAAGGTCAGATTACGAAAGCTCAGAACCTCGGTGCTGAATTAGTAATCGAAACCGATGCTGATGAGCAAAAAGCAGTTGAACTGCTCACAATCATCAAGTCGAACAATAAAGCAATTACCGCTGAAAAGCGTAAGTTCCTTGACCCGATTAACGCTCTGACAAAACAAACTCGTGACTTTTTCCGACCAGTCGAAACGCAAATGGACGAAGCTGAACGGCTGATTAAAAGCAAGCTCTCTGCTTATCAGATGGTAAAGCAACGCAAATTGCAGGAGGAGGAAGCCAAGCTCCAAGAACGTATGAAATCTGAGGAAATGAAACCGTCCGAAGTAGTCCAAGCTATGCAGGATATTCAGCCAGAACGAACCGAGCCGATACGTGCCAAAAAGGGCAGTGCATCGTATCGTATCGTGTATCGTGCGACTATCCAGAACCCAGCCCAAGTGCCACAAATGTACTACGAGCTGAATGAATCCCGAGCTAAAAAAGACGCTATTGAAGCTCACAAGCAAGGTCTTGCTCCGATTCCTGGCGTGACGGTCGTTGAAGAAAAAGACGTATCGGTTAGGGTCTAATTATGGCAAGGTCACGATACGTAAAAAATGCCAAGCTGAAAAAGACGCTTGATACTTACGCACGTGACATCACGGCTATGACGAACATCAAGCCAAAGCAGTTCGAGGGTGGGGCTATCGCTAATATGATAGCCTCGCTCCCCGAGCGTAAATGGAACGCAGCTCAAGCCATTGTCGACTTCACTGACGAATCGAAACAGTTGAAGCAGTACATCAAGGGCATACGTGCTACGAAAATGATGGAAGCAAGCTCTGATGCTCACAAGGCACGGCTCAGTAATGCGGAAGACCGCAAAGCGTACGTTGAAAATGATGAGGAAGTCCAGAAAGCTGAAATAGATTTAATAAATGCCGAAGCTCAGTTAGTAGCGGCTCGATTAGCCTATGAATGTCTGGACGACTTGTTCACCGCAGGTAAGAAAATTATGGATACTATAGTTAAACAAGACTTAGCGGAACGTCAGTATGACCGCTTTAAGCAAGACGGAAGTAACCGTCATTAGTCCACAGGATATACACAACCATTTAGTAAAAATCTGAATCGGCTGGTATAATAGGTCGTAAGCAAGGAATATCGTTACAAGTATCCCTTGCTACAAAAAAATTGTTCTAGCGAGGGTATTGCTGGTGTGTTTGTTGTGCTATAATGAATAGCGTAACGATATTCCGACATCTTAAAACAAATTGTTTTAGCCCTCCTAGCGAGGGTTTTTTTGTTGTTGTGGGGAGTCCCTGACTGATGGCTTCTGGTGCAACTTAAAAATAACCAGTAAATCAGCTCATCGTTTTAGGCTATCGTACAAGCTTGCATTTGCACTGATGTAAATGAATATCAATCTAGCTACCTTAACAATCAACGGTGTGAATAGGTCATTAGTATACTGAAAACTACTAATTGAACTATGAATTGGTATTCTCTGGACTACTAATCAGTCACAACGTATATATCCGAGCTTTGCCAGATGATACATCAGGTAATTGCTACAGTAGTAACTCCCCAGCGTAGCCACACGCAAAATGAGGAGGTCTTTGACGTGCATCAAATAATGGTAAAATAGTGAAGCACTGTGGAATAATTCACAGGCATAATAAAGGAGATTACAGGCTATGAGCTCGACCCATATTCCGCAAAGCCGACAATATGAAACATCTACTAGCTATAGCAGTTTTAGGCGTTAGCCTAGCAACTGTGACCACCAGCAACGTGTCAGCAATGAACGTCCTCGGTGGAGAAAAAAACACTAGCATCAGTAATTTGTTCCAACTTAATTTGACTAAGCCGTTCGTGCTACAGCCAGCAGAGCCGATTGTAGCAACGGACATCGATATACCGAAAGCTGAGGAGAAAACCCAGCCAGAGGAAAAGAAAACAGAAATTGAAAAACCAAAAGTCGTTGAATATACCGTTGAATCGGGCGATAGCCTTTGGAAAATCTCGGAAAAGTTCAGCGTCACGTGGGTACGCATTTGGCAAAAGAATACGAATCTGAGCAATCAGGACGTTATCAACGTAGGCGATAAGCTCATTATCCCGAACGCTGATGAGGTTTTGGAAGACAGACCACTATTTATACCAGTTGCACCGATAATCGCCCCACAGACGAGCTCAGGCGTTGCGACAACAGCACCAGTTCGCCAAGCACCTGTCAGTTCGTATCAGAATGGTGGAAATACGTATGACTTTGGCTATTGCACGTGGTACGTAAAAAACCGTCGTCCTGACTTACCGAATCAACTTGGTAATGCAAATACGTGGTATGCACGTGCTCAGGGTTACGGTTTAGCCACTGGAACGGAAGCTCGGGCTGGAGCGGTCGGTACAACGACACGTGGAGCACTTGGTCACGTTGTTTATGTCGAAGCAGTACTTGGTGGCGGTAAAATCCGCATCAGTGAAATGAACGCACCGACTTGGGGTGAAACGACCAGCCGAACGGCAAACGAATCAGAGTTCGTATATATTTACTAAGGAGGTAATTATGGATAATGACAAGAATGTGAAGCCTGGCAACAATAAAGGTCACGCTGACGCTGAAAGTATCGTGACTGATACGCAAGCTGGCAAGACGACTGATGACCCATCGGTTGATGAAAAAAAGCAGGAAGACTCCGAAGAATCTGAAAAATGATTCGAGTCTGTAAGGATTGTAAGGACGAGTACAGCACGTACTCGTCTTTGCAAACTCGGTGTCCGAAATGTCAGTATGCTCGTGACGCTAAGAAACCGAAGCCAGTTTATGTGTTGAAGCAACGCAAGCCGATTGCTCAAAAAGGCAAGAAAACAATCGAATATGAAAAATGGCGTGATATTGTAGCCAGACCGTATTTGGACGAGAAATATGGAATCGGTTGCTTTGACTGCGGCATATTGCCACCACTGAAACCGTACAGCGACACAGAACGCTATCGTCACGATGTCGCTCATATTGTTGGCAGGGGTCGTGATATTACCAAGAAGATGGTGCTCACGAACGTCAGATACAAATGTCGTAGGTGTCACCAAGCGGAAGATATAGTAGAATGAGGGCTGAGAGGTACTACAGGAAATCTTTGGCTGATTCGCCTGGACGTACCTCTCTTTTTTGTGTCTATTATCCACAGGACTCAAATTAAAAACTCGATAAAACTTGCACAATCTCGGGGGCTATGTCAGTATATAAACATAACCAAATTAAAAAGGAATCAGCCAATGCACAAACTATCAAATATCGAAGATTTACTCGACGGCATCGCTACCAAAAATTGCGAAAACTGTCAGAATCCAATCACGAGCAACCGAACGGTGCTCTGTACAGTAAGCGATAATGCTCAGTTCTGCTCAGAACTATGCGAACAAGAATACGAAACAAACACACGTGACCAATGGTCAGGAGAAACAAATGAACGACTTATATTCAGTACCAGTAGTTATTAATGGTGTCTTGCAGTTTTTGACTGTCACCAACATACCGACAACCGTAGGACTTGAAAATGGCAGACACTATCACGTTCCGACACTGCTAACCGTTCTACGCCAAGCTAGGCGACAACTCGAAAACGATGGACACGACCGCTACCAAATTAGGATAGAAAGGATTGTCAGATGCGTAAACCAATAGTAATTGAACAGGAGGTAAGCAAAGCTCAGAAAGTTACGGTGAAATTGCCAATTGGTCATCAGGTATTCGCTGATGAGGGTTACGAAATAGCAAGGTACATTGATTTTATTGGAAAGGAATCAAACCAAGATGAGCATCAAATCAGAGGTGAAAAGCATTATCAGCCAAAACGAATCAGCAAAAGACTACGACGACGTTCTATTGATGGAATGGTGGAAAAAGCAAGGACTGTTCTTGACCGAGCAACAAGCTTCGATATTCTTATCGGTGTCCAGTCCACAAACCGTGCTACGAGCCAGACGAGAATTGTTGGTGGAATATCCACGAAGCAACTCCGCAAAGCGTGTATCGTTATCGCTCGGCATTTGGCAGCGTTTGCGAAACAAGTTAGGATTGTAGTAAAGGGATTGGTGTATCCGATAGTCATTCGTTCTCTGGAGCGAATGGCTACTGGACTCCGCTCAAGCCTAGAAGTTAAGACGTAGGAGGAATATATGTCAGACGGAAACCAAGCATTACGTGACACGCTAATGACCCGATACGTTCGACAGGTACACGAAGACGTTAGCGGTGAAAAGCTATCGATGCTCGATGTATTTGAAAATGACTTTGCATCATTTGCGAATCATAAAGCCGAAGACGACGTGCCAATGCCACGACGAAAGCATTTGCTAAATTACACGGAAGCAGCGTACATAGCAGGTGCAGAATCGTGGGATAAAATGTCCGATATGTTCTTGGCTGATGCGAATCGAGTGCTTGCTCTCGCCTCTGATATTCTCCGTAAAACTCAGTAGATTATGGTATAATAAGTACATAACCAAAAAGGAATCAGCCAATGCAAGAATCATTATTTGTGCCAACAACTCGCCACGAGCTTAATACCCATATATCGCTCGACAAGGGAGTATTGAAATCAGGACTTCAAAAAGCAATTCGACAGAATAAAGTAAACGAAGCTGTCCGAATCGCCAAATCATTTATGGCACTCGACCCGACCGAATGTCTAAGGCGTTTGCCAGTCATTACATTAGAAGATGTGACGCTCCACGCTGACATCGATGAATTGGTAGCAATCTATCGTCGAAGCTCAAAAAAGGATTATGTCCTGACTGACGATGAACGTAACCTTGTGCTCAATTACGTCTATCAAATCGCTGGCTCTGAATGGCGTGACAATTTCTGGAAAAATAATCCAGACGGTCAGCAAGTACCCGACTTGACCAAGCTAACGGATAAAATGAAATCGATTAGCGAAGCGGTTGAATATCGTGCATCTGCTGGTGGTTTGGCAGAAGACCCACCGATGATGCGACATCAGCTTCGAGCTTGGCAGTATCGATGGACGGTTAAGGAAATGGGAATTGATGACGTTATGCAATTTTTCCCAGAATCGCCAAATCTCGACTGGAATGACGTTGAATATGCTCAGGTGCAGGACATACCGCTGAACGCTTTTGACTTTCACATTATTGGTCAGACGTTCAATAAGCTCATTGCTCAAAAGCCGTATGTTAAATCAGCCGTATTGAGCGAATACCCGAACTCGACCGATAGCCAAATACAATTTACCGTAATGAATATGGTATGGCGTAATTGGGTAGCTCTGAACGTCAAAAAGCAAATATTATCTGGTCGTACGATTGACTGGTTTATCGATGATGGCGTACGTAACGCTTTTCCTGAATCGGAACGTGAAAAGATGGAGCGAATCTGGCTAGTGATGGCTGAGGACGTTGAGAACCTATCAAAATGGGTATGCAAGAAACGCACAGGTGGTCAGCGATGACATTCTACGAAGATGGTGACGTAGTTATCGATGATGATGGTCGTGAGCTCGTTATAACGGCTGGAAATAAAAAATACGATACCGACAATGTATACGACAAAATGGTGAATCAGCATTACGTCCGAGCTCGTCACGCAAATGCAGAAGCTACGACAATACTTGAAATGGTTGATGGACTGCCAGATTTTCTCTGGTTTGAGAATCGAATAGTAGGTAAAAAGGAGGAAGTTACAGTATGAGCACTTATTTACGATGGACAAAGCACCCCGAAACGCACCACTGGCATCACGCAGTATGGCTAGACGACCATTTTGGTCATCATCATTACGGTGTGAAGTTCAATGATGATAAGATATTCGACCCGAGCAAAGAAACGCTTGAAACCAGCGACAAGAAGCCTGGCGACGATGAAATAATTGATGCGACTCGTGACCTGCATAAAGAAATGTTTGGTTACTCGTACGGTCAAACGCCACCGCACCCCGAGGGCAAATCGTATGAATACGGCAAGAAAATATCCGCTGAACTTGTTGACGACATTATGTGTGCCGCTATGGAGGGCGGTATTAGCTACTGGTGTACATCTGCTCTACCGCTCAAGAACGACTATCGGGGCTGTCAATATGCTCACGAAATCCTGACTCGTGGCGGTACGCTACTGGTTAAGCCTGATGGTGAACGTGAAATTGAACTGACGCTGGAAAAGTTCCTGAAAGGGCTGTCGATGTTCGATGGCGACCCAGAACAGCACGACGCTGGCGATGCTGATGCAATTGTTCAATATGCGGTATTCGGGGAGATAGTATATGGGTGAATTATACGGAAAGTTTCTGTGCTTCATCGGCAAGCATAAATGGAAAGTGATTCCTGGCACTGAGGGTGTCGACTACCGTAGCAAATGGGAGTCATACGATACCGCTGAGGGCATCTGCCAACGCTGTGAAATCAAATCTGACATTAGAAAGGAACGCTGGTAATGGGGAAGAACGAAGAACTCGGCTTGCCATTTGGCGGTATGAAAAAAGTAGCGTTCTGCTTTGATGTCGATGGCACTTTGATTCAAGAACCGTACGTAGAAAATCGAACTACGGTTGACCTGTTGCTATCGGTTGCTTGGCAGAAATGGAAAAACGTCGATGTCATTGTATGGTCAGGCGGTGGGGCAGAATACGCAAGACAGCAAGTATCTCGACTATTGCCCGATGAAATTGTTGAACGTATAAAGTTTCACTCGAAGATTGAGCATAGGGCATTACGGCAAAAGTATTCTGCTCTGATTGCTATCGATGATATTCAGGACACAGCAATAGGTGACGTTAATCTGATTGTGAGGAACAAATGAGCGGTGGACATTTTAATTACAAAGACGGTGACTTGAAGTCAGAAATATTTGACTACGGTGACAAGCCCAGCAACCAGTTTGATGATATGGAAATCAGCCAGCTTGTATGGGACGTGCTCACACTGATTCACGAATACGACTGGTATGTATCTGGTGATACTGGAAAAGAAACGTATATGGAAGCGAAAAAAGCGTTTAAGGCTAAATGGCTTAGTGGCGACCGAAACGCTAATCTGGAAGCAATAATCGACGCTCGATTGCTCGAAGTACGGTCTGAGCTGAAAGAAATGCTATGAGTTTGCATCTGGAGTTTGAACCGCATAGCTGGTATATGGGTTTTGCTATTAAGTATGATGAAAACTATAACGACCCCTGCCAATTTTCTTATGAGCCGTATAGCAAGAACTGTATTGTACACGGTGAAAAACGTATGATGGTGACTGACGACTATTGCGATGGCTTCGCATCAAAATGGCAAGCTTTTACTGATGATGGCAATACGTATCGAATTGTTGACCTGCAAGCAAAAACGCTCAAGCGACTGCACGAAAAGATACGCAAATACCATTTGAGAAAGCATAACGGCTACGGTGAACGAATCGCCAAAAGACGACTTGAACAGCTCAGAATCGAGCTACGAGCTGAACGCATTAGCACTGGTGAATTGGCTGAATTGCAAGGTCTGTCAAACTATATAGATAAAGGCGATGTCGAATTGCTAGAACCAGCAGGAGTACCAGAGTAATGAAGAAAATATCATTACCGAAAGGAGGACACGTACTTGTAGACGATGAAGACTATGCGATTCTTTCAAAACATACGCTCATAAAAAATCTACGCTCAGGTTTGGTAATGATTACTCTGTGGGTGAATAATCAGCCTAGATATTTTCCTGTAAGTCACGTAGTAAAATCAGTCAACGGTAGCTGTGTAGTGGTTTATGATGACGGCAACCATATGAACTTGCAAAAGAATAATCTTTTGGTTGTACCACGCTCAGTGTTCAACCATAAATACAGTAATTCATATAGCAAGCGTGGAAAAACATCAAAATATCGTGGAATATCGAAATCACACGTAAAATCGACAGGTCAAGTATCTTGGAAAGCTCAAATAATGCATCAAGGCGTTAGATACGAAAAAAGATTTAAGTATGAACGTCACGCAGTAAATTGGTGGAACGATAAAGCACGTGAATTGTTTGGCGAACACGCATATCAAAATAAGTTGGAGGATATTGATGAAAATACTATTTGTACCTAAGACGCACACCAGTAAGCACATCACCAGTAGTAGCTCAGTAGCATACTGGATTGATATGTGTGCTCTCAAGCCCGAATTGAAGCTGGACATAATTGTACCCGAGGACACAATAACCGATGATATAACTCTGCCTAACGTGACGTTCCTGAAAATTGCTCAGACTCACAATGACCCATTTGTTAATCATTTGAGCTTTGAGGCTTGGGATTACGTCAGACGACGCAATAAGCAATATTCTGCCGTCCTGACGAACCTGCCGTATTGGGTAGACCCTTTGAACACTGCATTATGGGAACGTATTTGGGGCGGACTCGCTCCACGCTATACGACACCGCTTTTATGTGTATCTGATGAATGGGACGATAAAGAATTGCAATGGGCTGAAACCGAATGGGCGAAAGCAACGATGGCATCGATATTGCAACGGCATCGTGTTATGACGCTCACCGTACCAGACAAGGCTCGAATCCTGATAGATATTATTCCGTACAAGCCGACTGGTGCATTGAATCACCCTTACGTCATTACGCCAACGGTCTACAGCGAAGACGTTGAGCCTATGATTAAACACAATGACGGAAAGCTCCGCATATTTCACGGTGGAACAGTACCGAAGCGAAAGCGAATCGATGAACTGATTGATGTGGTCGGCAAAGTTCGAGGAATGTACCCGAACGTCAGCATTATACTAGCGACCCCGAAAGAATTACCTGACAAGTATAAGGATATTGATTACGTTGAATATCACGAAAACTGCACACGTGAGGAGTTCAAGAAGTTACAATACACGGCTGACATCGCATATTGTGGACCAAAGTACATTGGAACTGGTCTGGCGTACACACAGAACGTATTTGCTGGACTGCCACTGCTGATATTGCACGGTGACTGGCTACGAGGACGATTGCCTGATGACTACTCGTTCATCGCAAAAGGCAAGCGTGAACTGGAGCAACAGGTGGCTATGCTGGCTGAAATCTACAAATCGCAAAATGCTGATGAACTGCAATTCGTCAACGAAAACTTTTTGAACCTGCAAACGTATATGAACGACAATCAGAATAGCGTTGAAGCGGTCGACCGAATACTGGAGCATTTCCGTGTTGAGGGCGGTGCGGCTATGGGCGAAGCAACGAAAGTCAAGCATTTTCTTTGGGACATCATACGTGAAAATGAAATATCGTTTACGAGCTATGCAGACTTTTGCAAAGACGTGCAGAAACACATCAAGTCGGATAAAATAGACGTAAGAAAGGTCGTCACCGAGGGAATGTATTGGAACATCAAATCGATGGTGAAGCATAGCTGGAAATGAGAATACTAATTGTTCCGCTTATCAGTATGTCCGATGCGGTAAAGGACAGTAATTTCAGGGTATTTGAAGACCTGATGCAACACGCACCCGATGACATCTGGTGGTATATGGTCGTTCCTGACCGTATGCCTGACGAAAGCATCGAAGCGGCTCAGAAACGCAATCCGAAGACGACATTCGTGAAAGCCGATTGGGTTGATGACTTTTGGACGGAGCAATGTTATGTGCCTCGTGAATTGTTACGCAACTTTATGCAAAGGGGCGGTAAGTACCCGATTGATGCGGTTGTGACCAGCAAAACGCCAGCGGTTGCGACTATGGCGGCAATGCTTGGTGACTTTAGGCGAACCGATATGTTGCCATTTCACATATTTGAACCGCTCGTTCGTTTGGAGCAAACGAAGTATGAACCGTTCCATTGGGCTATGACCAGTGCCTACGGACACGCTCAAACGTGGTTTCTGAACCACAGGGAGCGTGAAATAGCTCAGGAGTACTCTCGGGGCTTTACGTCACCGAAACGCTATCTCAAGTCACGTGACGATGGCTACGTGGACGGTCTTGGTATTGATACCGAAGCAATCGACAAGGCAATTGCTGGAAAGAAGCCTGGCGACAGGTTTCAGGTCATTTGGGGCGGTCGTATTACGGCTGAGAAGAACCCCGATGACTTTATCGAACTGATGGATAAGTTCTATTCGTTTGGTCGTGATGTGAAGCATATCGTTACGAGCCACCAGATTAGTCCGAAGCAAGCGTTCAAAATGAAAGGTGGATTTATCGAGGAGCTTGCTCTGAACTGTCCACGTGATGAGTTTTGGGGCAAGGTAGCTGAAAGCAATATGTTCTTGTGTACCAGCAAGACTGAGGGTTTTCCAGTAGGGTTTTGGGAGCAACTGTACATAGCAGAGGTTGGTATATTCCCGAACAACGAATGGGTGAAAAAGTCATTGCCAGCAGATTACCCATATATTTATAACGGCATAAGCGAAGCACACGCTATGATTCGCTGGATTTCGGAGAATTACGATGAGGCACGAGCAAAAGTGGGCTGGATTCGACAGTTCATCAGGGAAAGATATGACAGTAAGCTTATTGGTGACAGATTCGCCAATCGGCTTCGTGATAGTATCGACAAAGCCAGTCCTGTCACCAGACTCGGAGGAATTGGCGACCTTGTTAAAGAAGTTGTGGACGGAAAAGATGAAATCGTATGGGACGACCTCACAGGAGGAATCCGAAAGCTATCTCGGAATTATGACCCCCGAAGAATCAGCAAACTCGGGCAACCAAGCATCTACGACCTCCACCAGTATATGAAGTCGCTGGGGTATATTGATACCTGTGAAGCAGATAAACCAACGTATAGGAGAGCTAAATGAGTGAAGTAAAAATTGAGCAAGTAGAACTCAGCAAAATTGTATTGCTGGCTGATAACGTAAACAAAATGGACGATGTTACGTTCAACGACTTGGTGGAGAAGATTGTCACCAACGGATTCGACCAGCCTATCAAGCTATGGTGGAACGAAAGGCTCGAAAAGTATGAAGTGGTCAAGGGCAATCACCGATTCCAAGCTGGAACGTATCTCGATTACAAAACCATTCCAGCGGTCATCGCCTCATACGAGGGTGCGACATTTGAAGAACAGCGTGACAATATGCTGGCTGACGCTATGTCTGACAATATTCTCAAGGGCAATATTGACCCCGAATTGTTCACTCAGCAATGGCAGAAGCTAACGAAACAGTATGGTGTCGAAGCTACGCTAAAGAAAATGAACATTACGACAATGGACCAACTCAAGGGCTTGGTTCGGGAGATTCGTAAACAGCTACCCGACGAGCTCAAAAAACGTCTTGATGAATCGAAAAAGGAAATCAAAACGATTGAAGACTTGTCACGAGTATTGAATGAAATGTTTGCCACTTACGGAGATACGCTCAGTCAGCATTTTATGGTATTCAGCTACGGTGGTAAGGAGCATATTTGGATTGAAACTGATGCGGAGCTTTGGGCTACGGTTCAACTGCTTGTTGAAACTCACAAGGAAAGTAAGGAGGATTTGGCTCAGACACTCAAGACAAAACTCGGATAATTTGGTATAATAGAAGCATTATTAAAAAAGGAGTCAGCCAATGGTAGCATCAGCAGAACAGCCGTCACAAGACGGTGAAAATCAAGTCCCAGAACAAAAGCAACCGTCATTTGCGGAAGTTAAGGAAGCCATCAGTAAAATGCCGAAAGCACGGTCATTTTTTGGTGTATCAATCGAAAAGTTCAGCCAGAATGATTTGAAACGAATCATCACTTGGCAAGCAGTTACATCGAATCAAATGAAAAACCAGCTTGAGGGTCGTATCAAGTTGATGGAGGAAGACCAAAATGCAAAGTCTAGCACTAAGTCCGATGCGAAAAAGAAAACGCCTAGCAAGTAGGGCGTTCTGGACGATGATTGCATTGTTCGACTTAGTAGCTCTATATTTTGTCATCATCGCCATCAATAACCCTGTAAAGCTCCTTGAATGGACAGATTGGTTGGTTAAATGAATCCGCAAAGAATCACAAAGCTCAAAGACCAGATTGAATACTGCCTCAAGCACAACGAGGCGACACGTAACAGCGACATTACGCTCACGATAGCAGTATGGGAGCAATTCTATCCAGACTCGCTTGTAACGGCTCGAAACGGTAGCAAAGCAATCTATCTCGATACGCTGTTCAACCTGCCACGAGAAGACAACGTGAAACGTGTACGAGCAAAGCTCCAGAACGAAGACCATTTGTATCTGCCTACCGACCCAGCCGTACATAAGAAGCGTGGCATCAATGAAGACGTTTGGCGTGGATATTTAGGCTACCCTGTAGCTGGAGTGGATAATCAAACGCTATGAGTAAAGTCTTATACCGATACGAAATTGAATACCGTTCTGAGGACGGTGACACTAGCATACATTTGAGAGAACTGCCTGTAATACGAGAAACAGAAAAGTGCTATTTCATCAGTAGAAACTACTACGAGATACTCGGAAAAGGTTACGGTGAAAAACGTGTACGCAAGGACGCACACAACACATACGCATTTGATACGAAGCTAAAAGCTAAGGAGCATTTCATTCGCAGAACGCACAAACGCATACGCTGGTTTGAGTTCTGGACGGAGGAATGTGAAAAGGCATTGAAGCTGATTGAGGACGAAAAAGTATGAATATTGACGAAATAATGCTGTTTATCGACAAAAATGCTGATAATTTGGAGTATATGCGTCGTATTCGGCTTTCTGCCGACAAGAACATCAAGAACATCAACTCAAGCCTGACATCGAGTTCCAGCGTGAGCAAAAAGGTCAATACGGAAGCTATTGAAATAGCTATGGCACTCAGAACGATGGTATTGGAAAACTATCCGCACCTCGAACGCTCGACTGATGCATTGAAATGGGCTGAGGACATCGATAAAATGCACCGACTCGACCAGATTAGCTGGCAAAACATCGAGGGTGTTATGCGATGGTCACAAGAAGACGACTTTTGGAAGCAACAGATTCGCTCTGGTAGCAACCTACGCAAGCATTACGACAAAATGCTGGTACGAATCCAGTCCGAACCTCGAAGAATGGAGTTCATATCGTGAATGAAGTAGTGATGGTATCTGACTTAGGTGATGTCTGGCTTACGGCTGATGAGGCTCGAAAAGCAGCAACCGCTCAGGCAAAAGGAGTCAAGAACGTCACTCTGCGTGGCAATATATACGCCACGTTCACGATTAAGGGCTTTTTACAGCCATCAGAATATAAGGCTATGTACACCAGCAAAAAACGCTCGTGGACTTGTGCAATGCGTAGCGTACATTTGTTTAACGAATCGTGCCGATGCAGAACTGAATTGCCAGCATCAAACGCAAAGCAATTAGCGGCACGAAATGATATGACCCCAGAACAGCAAGCTCAGGCTGATTTGAAAGCATCAGCTAGTCGTGAATGGATTAAGCATTGTCGCAAAGATTTCAAGCTTTTGGCTGACAAAGAAAAACGTAATGCGTTCATCGCAAAGTATATGGAGGAGCACAATGGGGAAGCGTAAAGTAATCACGCCAGTAATGGATTGGCAAATCGATAGTACGCTATTGAACCCACGCAATACGTCGTCAAGGCGACTCGATGCGGCAACGAAGCTAATGGACGCTCTGACCGATACGGCAAAGCAAGCAAATATGTATCATATTGACGGTGACGAGGGCGATGAAGTCCTGCACTTTCAATTTGTAATGATTGACCCGAACGTGTTTTTTGAAATGGCTCAAAAGCTAGGTATGAAGCACATCGAGGGTATGGGTGATATTCAGGATTTGATAGATATGTTTAATAACGAGGAGAACGATGATGAAGATTAGTGTGGGAGATTATGTTGGTATCGACTATCTGAGAGTATTCGGATATGTCATAGCCGACAGAGGCGGTCACGTAGGTAGGTGGACTATCAAAACAACTGATGGTGATACGCATCACGCATCTTCACGTGATTTACGAGTCATACGTCAAAAAGAAATGCCAACGCACCCGAATTGTCGTTCTGCGATAGTTTACGTCAACAAGCTCACTACGGAGCAAAAACTAGACTTATTGCTTGAACACCTCGGTCTGACAATCGAAGATGAGCCAAGGATTATTGAAATTAAAAAGGAGGACGGTGATGGAAGTATTGATTAATGTATTGGTTTGGGGTCTGGCTATTCTGTTTGGTGCTACGGTTTTGTTCGTTTTGGCTGCAATGGCTGTTGGTATTTATAAAGGCATTAAGGAGGGTCGTGATGAAGATTAGAAACCTGATAGCTTGCCTAGCAATTATTGTAGTTGGCTATTCTGGGGGATATTTTCTCGGAATTGTCACTGCGGCAACGCCATACGAATGTCCTGCTGGCTCATATGCAATAGGTGACGGTGTATGCAAAAACGAACCGACTGGTTGTCCATACGGTGATAGCATACCGCTCGATAGCCCGAAATGTGCTCCACCGCCAGAACCAGCTTTGAAAGAAACGATGCCTGAAATACCGCCAACGCCTGTCGACATCGCACCAGTAATGCAAGAACCAACCGTAACAACCTGTGGAGGTAAGTAATGTTGGTATCGAAACAGCACTTGAGATTAGGCGATTTGGCATCGAATGATGGTAGCCGAACGCTCATTATGCAAATACTGGTCAAGAAAGACGGTGATGAGGTCACTGCGGTCGCCACAGACGGCTACATTATGGGTAAGGTCGTCCAAACCGTACCAAGCGTTGATGATTTCCCTCGAATCGATGGGGTTGACAATAAGGAAATCACCGAAGCTTACATCGATAGGGACGTGGCACTCAAAGCTATCAAGTCCATACCGAAAAAGACTGCTCTACCAGTGCTCACGTTTGCATTAGTACAGGAGGAGTTCGTCACGGTCACTGACCTCGATACATACACGACATTCCGCAAGACACCGCCAGAGGGTGATTACCCGAAGCACGATGAATTGATACCTGAACCAGCGGAAAAGCAGGTGACACTGAATCCGAAGTATTTGATAAAGGCTCTGAAAATGTTTGATAAGCACGAGGGTATGACTATCGAATTTGGAAAGGACAAATTGTCACCAGTCGTATTACGCTCCAATTCAGGGGGAGTCAAGAAAACAGTATTAGTAATGCCATTGAAAGGCTAGGAGGAAATTATGGGAACTATCATCGACGACATCAGAGGACGCATAGAAACCACTCAGGAGTACAAGGATATGCTCAAACGCCAGAATGAATGGCGAAACTGCGGTATACGCTCGACCATCGACTACAAGATTAGCGATGACTTCAAATCGATAACCATTACGCTGATTCCGAACAATGAGGATATGCAAGCATTTTTGGCAAAACTGAAAATGACCGATTGGAAGATTGAATCGTGATATAGTAATTCCTATGCCGAAACCCAGCAGATGATTCAGGCACCTGGTCATCAGAATGGGTGAGCCATAGCCTTACGGCTGGCATACACTACGTTACGTAAGGAAAGCCCCATTGCGAGAGGGGCTTTTTGTTTTGGTAGGCTTACGGTTTCATAACAGCTTACAGACCGTGCAAAAGTCGAGCAGAGATGATAAAATTGTAACGAGTAGACAAGACTAGGGGGTTTAGCTACAGATGTCACGTACCGTCAGTGCTAAGGGTAATTTATCCGAAGCTAAAAAAATTAACGAATCTCCGTTCAAAACGAAGATAGACAGATACCCCGACGTGGTGGATTTCATCAGGTCGGCTGTTGCTGATGGGAAAGCAGAAGTACAGATATATAAAACCCTGCTAGAACGCTACCCGACGTATGACTTAGGTAGTCGTCCGACAATTTACAACTGGATTCGCAAATACGGCAGAATCACTAAAACGGTGGAAGTCACGCTCTACACGCCAAAGTACTTTGAACATATGCAGGAGTTCGATGCATACAAGGAAATGCTCTGGTCGTTGAAAGAACTGAAAGAACGCTATGAATCTGCTAAAAAGGCAGAAGCAAATATGCCTATCAAGCAACGTGGAATCACCGAAATGCTTGTACAGCTCATCAGAATGGAAAAGGAAGTAGCTGAACTGGAGATACGCCTTGGCTTACGTGCTGGCGAATCGAACGTACCGAAAGTCAACTTTAATCAGCAGAACAACACGTTTCAGGTCGATGGGCGTGGAGCAGAACCAGAAAAAGACGAAGTAGCAGAATTAGCAGGTAGAGTAGATGCAAGCATCGCAAGATTTCTTAAAGGTCAAGGAATACTTGATGAATTACGACAGGTCGAACCTGACGGAAGTTCTACGAGCTGAAAAGCTCATCAAGCAGATTAAAGACAACGTATCGAAAGTAGATTTCAGCTTATTTGTTGAACACGTACTAGGCTTTGAAAACGGTCGACACCATTACGAATGGCAACAGCTCTTAGCTAACCGTGCGGTACAGGAGGGCAAGAAAATGCGTATCCTGCGACCAGACGAGCCGAGCGTCAAGAACAAGAAGATTATGGTGGAAGCCCCACGTGGACACAGTAAAAGCACCACGTTCTCGGTGAACTATCCATTATGGAAAATAGCGGTCGACCGTAACATACGTATCATTATCGTCAGTAAGTCAGCGTCACAGGCTGAGTCATTCGTCCGTGAGATTCAAGGACATATAGAACGCAACATCGACTATCAGGAATGGGCTGGGGACTTAATACCCGATGAGTCAGTCAAATGGACACAAAGCGAGTTCATCGTTAAGCGTGACAACTACCGCCTGAAAGACCCGACAGTATCAGCGACATCAGTATCGGGTGTATTGCTATCGAAACGTGCTGACATCATCATCTGTGACGACATTTTGAACATCGGCAACACCCGAACGTCAGACCAGCGTGACAAGACTCGTGAATGGTTCTTCGATGTGCTTATGCCAGTGCTAGAGCCAGGTGGACAGCTCATCGTAGTAGGCACGGCTTGGAACTCCGAAGATTTGTATCAGGAGCTACTGAAAGACACCACTTTTGACGTGAAAATGGTATACGACGCTATATTGGACGAAAAGAAAGGGCAAGTTCTCTGGCCTGATAAATGGACGTGGGACTTGCTTATGGAACGTAAGGAATCATCGGGGACGCTCTCGTTCAACAGGGCATACCGCAATAAGGTTACATCGGCAGAAGACCAAGTATTTCAACCTGAATGGCTTGAGGACGCTAAATCTGGCAACCGACAGCTTATACGTCACCTCGATTACAGTAAATGGGACTTGGGTGCTATGACCGTCACTGGCGGTATGGACTTGGCAATCAGTATGCGTGATGGGGCAGACGACAGTGCTATTGCTATCATCGGACGTACTAAGACAGGCGTGAAGATACCGCTTTGGCTTGAAATGGGTAAGTGGAGTCCTGCTGACCAACGTAAACGCATCGTGGAGGTATTTGAACGATTCCCTATGATGGCTCAGTTCACGGTCGAATCGAACGCATACCAAGCATCACTGCAACGTGATATGGCTGAAATGACAGACTTGCCTATCAAGGGCTATGGAACTGGTGGTGAAAAGTTTGACGAAGACATTGGTATCAACTCGATTGCTGTGGAGTTTGAAAACGGCAAATGGATTCTGCCATACGCATCAGATAGCGATTACACACGTAGAATGATAGACTCATTAGTAGGTGGTATGCTTGACTTTCCATCGGGTCACACGGCTGATATTCTGATGGCTCTCTGGTTCGCAAATACCGCAATGCGTGACATCACGTACGGCAAGAAACAAGGCAAAGCTTCATTTGGACGTGGCAATCCGATTAAGCGTAGAAGATGATATAATTTAGTAAAAGGAGTCTATAATGGCTAAGTCAAAATCTCAAGAACGTCGTGAAAAGGTAATGTCAGAAGCAACTCAGGAAAAGAACGACATCGTTCAATGTGCCGAGAAGATTATCGGAACTGAAATTAAAACGAATGGTGCTGGTGGTAAAGACTACACCGCTATCGTACGTCGTGAGCTCCGCAAAAAGGGCTTTGACCTCGTGCAAGTCACCACTGAAACAGGTGAGCAACTGCAAGTCATTGTTGTCAACGGTCAGGCTCGGTTTCAATCCATCGTGGTCAAGGACGGCGAAGTAACATTCGACCCTAGCGAATCAGTCGACAGCAAAACCAGCTATCAAGTCGTAGCACGTTACGAGCTTAAAAAGTCAGCTCCAGCTCCACAGTCTGAGCCTGAGAACGAGGAATAATAGCGATGTTTCCGAACATCAAACGACGCATACACGAAATGTCAGGTAAGTCTGACTCTTGGTTCACTAGAAAGGCTAGTGGACTTTTTGGCAATAGCGACACAGCAACGGTCGACTATACCCGAAACGACTATGACCTGTTCCAGAGCATCTACTGGGCGAGTGAAATGCCTACTCCGAACAAGAACGAAAAGGTCGGCAAAGAATACATTTTGGCTGCATCGTTAGCAAAGCCAATCATTAACAGTGCCTCAGCGTTCATAGTGGGCTCAGGCTACACAATCGAACTAGATTCACCATTCCTTACGCCTGAACAGCTCGAAGCGGCTACAAACGAGGTTAATGACTGGCTTGAGGAGAATAAGCACAATCAGCTCGACCTGACGAAGTTTGGTCTACGTGATGGCGATAGCTACCTGTACATAAATGAAAAGGGTGAGGCTGATATGCTCGACCCACGAACCGTTGAAGTTATCCTCGATGCTATGACCAGCGAACAAATCGGCTATGACGTTACTGAAACCGTTGATGAGATTACCGATAATGGTCAAACAAAGGCAGTCAGCTACATTAAAAAGTATCGTAAGAACCGACTGGAAATATTCCGACTCGAACAGAACGAAGAACTTGCACCAGACAAGCTTTATTACAGCGAAGTTTATACGACTGAGGGTACGGTCGTTCTATTCAACGGTGGTGCGACACCAGAAGACCTCGAATTGGACGATGACGGCAACGTGACCATCTTTGGCGAGGTTGTTGAACGTCCTTTGCCTATCGTGGCTATTCACAACGAGGCTGAACCTCGGGCAGTATACGGTAACTCCGAATTGCAAAACGTACTCGTTCATTTCCGAAACTACACAGGCGTTATGGACGAAAGTACCAAGAACGTCATTTATAACGGTGCTCCGATTCTTGCCGTAAAGGGTGCTAAGAAAGAGAATATGGAGGACGACGAGGACGACAACGGTGACAAGCGAATGAACTTCAACAGCGACACCGTATTGTTCCTAGAGGGCGAAAAGGCAGATGCTAAGTTCCTCGGCACTACGTCTGTTATGACCGATGCTGGTCAACTGCTTGAGTATTATTTCTACCTGATTCTGCAAGGCTCTGAAACACCTGAGTTTGTATTTGGTGCGGCTGTTAGTTCAAGCAAAGCATCTGTATCAGAACAAATGCCTATCGTGTCACTGAAAGCTGACCGTAAACGTACTGCGATGACCGATAGTATCAAACATATGGTACGAGTAATCATCGACAAGCAGATTCGACTCAGTAATCCAGATATGCTCCCATTAGAGGGCTTTGTTCCGAAGATTAAGGTCAATTTCCCAGACATCACTGACGAAGACGGCAACTTGACTCGTGAAACAATCGCTATGCTCCTCGAAGCAGGTGTCATCAGCAATAAGACAGCACTCAAGCTATCTGCAATTGGTGACAAGATTAGTGACCTCGACCAAGAAATCAAGGACGCTGAGGCTGATGCGAAAAAGGCAGTAGAGAACTCTGCAATCCTACCAGCACCAGCACCTACGATTACACCGTCAGACCCAGAGGACGAGCCTATAGTCCCAGGAGCAGATGACGATGGCGACGAAGACTGAACTCGATAGAAAGCTCCTTGCGACATTGTTGCGTCTGGAGTACGACATCAATGCTGACCTTGAAAAACTTGCGTCTGACTTAGACAAAGCACTCAAGGCGGCTTCTCGTGCTGATAAGGTCACAAAGATTAAGCAGTTTGATACGCAATCGAAAGCTATTGTTGAAGCATACTTTCGTCAGTACGAGGCTATGGTGGCTGAATACTCGGGGGCGGTAGCTGCGTACAAAGGCACTCAGGCGTTATTGGAACTGAAACCCATATTGGCTCAGTATGCCGACACTAATACGCTCAAACGTATGCAGGATAAGCAGAAAGGCTATAGCGTCTACTATCAGGCTGAAATGCGTAAGCGTGTCGTTGAAGAATGGGGCGGTTATACATTCACCGAACGAATGAAGACAGCCAAGAACGGCACGACAAAGGTAATCAGGGCTATCGTTGAGAACGAGGTCAAAAAGGGTACGTCTGCTAAAGACATCGCCAAAAAGATTCAGGTGTACGTCAAGCCTACTGGAAATGCTCGGGTTGCTCCATTGGACGTTATTAGGGCAAGCAAAGCACGAAGCACTCGTGGCATACCGTCTGGCTCGATTCAGTCAAACGCTATTCGTATCGCACGAACCGAAACCGCTTACACGTATCGACAAGCGGCTGTTGATTATTACAAGGACGAATCATTCGTGGCTGGATTCAAATGGGTGCTCAGTAACAGTCACGGTCACGTTGACCAATGTAATGAATGGGCTGCTAAAGAACTGTACAAGGCTGATGGCTCAGACCTCCCATCAGGACACCCGAATTGTGTTTGCGACACTCAGGTAGTGCTCAAAAGTAAATCAGAGTTGAAAAAACTCGGACTAGAGTAGCAGAACTCGACCAAGTACGATACAATTGGAATGACTAATAAAGGGGGTCATATGAATAACGAACAACAGAAGCCACAGCAACCAGTAGAGCAAAAACCAGTCAAGGTTGAAACTGGTACTTGGGACAAAAATCAGCAGAAGATGAAGAAAATCATCGGCAACGAGCAAGCTAAAATGGCTGGCAAGAAAGCGAGTAAATAGTTATGCCTGAACGCAAGATTCTATCGTCTGACGGTGAGAGTACGTTCGCTATTGCAATCAGCGATAAGACTATTGAAATCAAGCGTCGTGACCAGAAGTTCACTATTACTGGTAATGACTTTATGGTTGTGGGTACATCACGTAAGGGCGACAAAGCTACATCGCTCATCGTCAAGGACGGAAAGCTCGATGATTCGACTGTCACGTTCGCTAAGGACGAAGACCTTGATGACAACGGTGAACCGAAGCCAAAGAAAAAGGAAGACGACAAGCCTGATGAAAAACAGGACGAAGATTCCGAGGACGACAAATAGTGTCTGATAAGCAGTGGGGTTTGTTTGAAACCACAAAGGGACGTGCGAGGTATGTATCGCACGTCATTCCTTTGGAAGATTTGAAAGAACACGAAGAATCGCTCATCTGCTGGTGCAATCCAAGGTCTGATGTATTTTCAGAACACAAAGTACTGTACGTACACCACGCCTTAGACAAGCGAGAGCACGACGAACCTGACCACGATGACGAGCGTTGTGCCTACTGTATTGCTTACTCGACTAAACGCTGATATGCTAGAAACAAGTAGATTAACTGCTCCATAGTACGTAAAGTACACCGTCAACCATTATCAAAAGAGGATAGAATGAACACTCGTACAGGCAACGTACTTATGGACGCACACATCACAGAGATGGACTCCACCATCGCTGATGAACTCGTGGCTATCGATAAAGACGTTCTTAAAAACGTGAGCGAGGGTGATAGTGACCCCTTGTTCGTTACAATGTCAGTTCTTAGCGAGGGCGTATCTAAGAACCGTCGTAACTATTCACGTGAGCTTGTCGAGGAGGTCGCTAAAGCGATTAACGAGAAACGCCCCAATGGTTATCAGGGTCATTTGACTAAAGAAGAACGAGCAACTAAAGCACCTGACCCCCTAGTTATGTGGCTTGGTGCTCAGACTAAAGAGGAAAATGGCAAACTGGTACTATACGCTCGTGGTTATGTTATGCCTTACGCAAGTAAGTTCAAAACGTATCTCCGCAAAGCAAAAGCACTCGGTAAGAACGTAGCTATGTCCATTCAGGGTACTGCCGAGAAAGCTGTCTACAATGCAAAGACAGCGGCTTATGACCTGCAAGGGTTCGCCCTCGATTCAGTAGACTTTGCTCGTGAGGGCTCAGAGGGTGTGCCTAACAATGGTACACTTATCCTAGCTTCTGAAATGGAAGATGAAGAAACTAATAAAGGAGATAATGCAGTGGACAAGATTCAAGTTCTACAAAATGCAACTGTTACTGAAATGCGTGAGCATAACCCAGCTCTCATTAGTGAGATTGAGGCTAATGCTACGAACGACCAGCTCGTTTCAGAAATGGCAGAAATTACAGAGTTGGTTGGTGAGAATCCAAAGGAAGCTATTGCAGAAATGCAACAGAACCTCCGCAAAGCCGAATTAAAGAACGAGCTTGCAACACAAGTCAAAGCCAGTGGAGCACGACCTGTCATCGAGAATATGGTATTATCTGAAATGGAAGCTAACGCTGACAAATCAGTTAGTGAAATGGTAGCTGACGTTCTCCGAACCGACGATGCCAAAGCAGTTCTTGGACAGTTCCAATCAACTGAGCCGAAGATTGCGGCAGGTAAGCAGAAGCCAGAAGCCAAAGCTACACGCCAATTCACAGTTAAGCGATAATAAAAGTAACGAGGAGAAATCAGATGGATAATCTAGTTTCAGACGGAAATGCAGTTAATGTAGTATTAGCTCAAACCGTCACAAAAGGTCAGCCTGTCTTTGCCGATGGATTCCACGGTGTAGCGATGACTGATGGTGTCAGTGGCGACACAATCGCTATTGAAACCAGCAACCGTGAATTTGAACACGAAGTTGCAGGTGCTTTGGCAGTAGCTAAAGGTGATGTTCTGTACATCACAACCGATGGTACAGACGTAGTTAGCAAAACAAACACTGGTCGTTTGTTTGGTGTTGCAACTACAGCAAAAGATAGCAACAACGTAATCTGGTACAAGTTACTAGAGAACCGTGGATAAGGGGAACTGAAATGAATATTCGACAACTCGGTATAGAAGCTCAACGACAAGTCGTTAGCGAAATGGCTGAAAAGGGTAGCGTTCCAGTAATGGAGTTTGCTCCTGATGCAGTCATCAGTGAAATGCTCGGTACAGATTCAGGTCCACGTGAGTTCATCGAACAGGTGACTTACTCAGCGTATGCTGGACGTGAAACAGTGCCACTGCTTTACGGTGCGATTTATCGTACTGTTAGCGACCCGAACCTACCAAAGTCTTTGACTGAGGAACAGTTTGGTCCACTACAGGCTGTGTTCTTGCAGTTCTGGGAAGGTGGTGAAGTCAAGTTTGGTGCTCTCGGTGAGGGTTCTGAAAAGACTGTCAAGATTAACACTTGGACAACTGGTATGGAATACAACGAGGACATCGTTGAGTTCAACGAAACTTGGAGAGTCACTGAAATCGCTACGGCATTTGGTGAAGCTTACAACAAGCTCTTGAACCACCTGCACCTTGGTCCACTTGTTACCGCTACGTTCACTACTACTGGTGGTGGAATTGCGGCTCAGAAAACTGCACAGGACGCTGGTACTGCTCAGGAAATCGTATTCGATACCGACATCGCTACGACTCTTAGCAACGCCCTCAAGGTTCTCCCTGCTGGTTCTCTGTTGCTCCACAACACGGCAGATGAGCAAGCCATTGACGAAGCGGTTGCAGGTTCTATGCACCTCGATGGTTCACCGACTATCGTTAAGCGTAAGTTTGGTTCAATGCAACGTCTTGCATATGACGGTGATACCGTTACAGTCCGTAAAAAGACTTATACGTATCCTGGCGTTACTGCTGGCGAAGCAATCTTGCTTGTTCCAAAGCAACAGTTCGTTGAGTACGAAAAGCACGGTCTTCGTGTCGACAGCAACAACGGTGACTTGACTCGTCTTGTGCTTGCACAGGTCGTTGGTCGCACCCGACGTGGCGTATTCGCCGCTATCGGTGGTAAGTTTGGTGCTATCAAAATCAACTTGAGCTAATCAGGTTGACAGTACAGTAGATTAGGGGCTTACGAGCCCCTTTTCTATTATTGCGACGTAGTGTGTAGTACAATTAGGATATTG